TTTGAGAATTGGTACGATGATAGATTTGTGGATGGTGTTCGTTTTGCTGAGAAGCATCACGGCATTGGAGGTGGGGAATGAGTGGAGGATTTTTTGATCATAGTCAATATACCCTAAACCAAATTGTCACGGATATTGAAGATGAAATATATTATAATGATTCAGAAGAAGTTAATGAATACAATGAAAAACGAGGTAATGGATTCAGCGAAGATACTATGCAAGAATTTAAATTAGCTGTATGGTATTTGAAACAAGCACTGGTTTATGTACATGAAATCGATTGGCTATTATCTGGCGACACGGGAGAAAAAAGTTTTCACGAAAGACTTACAAGAAAACTAAATGCTCTTAATAATACTGTTTCAAATCAGGATAATACCTAGATATTAAATTTTTAGCATAAGTTTTTTTGGTATCTATTATAGATAAAAACATGACTTTAGATGGATTATCAACCCCATGCTTAATCATACATGTTAATAATTTCTTATCTTTAACAGATTGATATACTGAAGGATTGAGTGTTCCGTTTTTTAATTTAGTTTCTTTGCATTTCTTAATAGAATCTGGAGTATTTGAGTTTACAGTTCCATTTTTTATTTTGGTTTCTCTTTGTTTATTTTTAACTAATGGATTACTCGCCTCAGTTCCATTTCTTATTCTAGTTTCTTTTGATTTTTGAATAGATTCAGGTGTAATAGAGTTTGTAGTTCCATTTCTTATTTTAGTATCCTTGCTTTTTTGTATAGACTCAGGGGAGGAATTATTCATAGTTCCATTTTTTATTTTGGTATCTAATTGTTTTTGAATAACAATAAGACTATTTGGTTCGGTTCCATTTCTTTTCTTTATAGATTTAATTTTATGATATGTTTCATCATCTGCATAAAATGTAGTTCCTCCATTATGGATATTTAACCATTCTGATGACTGAGCAGCACCTATTTTGGTTAGAAATTTTGATTCCCAAGATACTGTTTCTGCTCTAGTTTTGAATGTTTTTCTTATCTCAAAGGTAAACGAATCTACACCGTGTTCTTTTATAAGGTCGGATATTGTTTTAGAAGAAGTGAAGTAAGTAATCCATAGTTGGTCAGGATGAGCAACTACTTTTTTGTTATTTGCATATCGTGAACCGTAGTATCTTTGTCTAGTAGGAAGAAAGGTAATACAATATGTGAAAGGTGTATATATAGTTGTGCTGGTCATATTGATTCCTGTAATTAATTGTAGAATGATTAGAGCCAATAGATGTTGACGCATCGTGATTGGCATTTTTTATATAATGTATTTATATAAATTAAAATTCCATGAAAGATTGAAAAAAGATTTGGAAAAACTAAAATAAAACGTTTACTTTTCCAAATAATAGTATATAATAGACTCATAAATTAAATTATTGAGGAATTATATATTATGACTAAGAATGAATATGAAGTTAATTTTGATCACTGGAATATTCTTTGGAAAAAACACGAAAATAGATATGATTTTTTTGTTGCTAGTTCTCCTGAGATAGCATGTAATATGGCTCGTTGGAAATATGGCGATTGTATTGATATAATTTCAGTGGAGATATTTGAATGACTACTGTAGCAGAATTTATTACCTATCTACAAACCCTACCGCCCGAAACTGTTGTTGATGTTCTCAATGAAGATTCATCAGGATATAGCAGTTATTGTCACTGGGTTGACCTAGAACTTCCGACAGAACATTTTCACGAATCTTCCGACTCACTAGATTTTTTCTCAGGTACAGATAAGATTGGACCTTTCCTAAGACTGGGGAGGAGTTAATGAACAATAGATTATTAGAACTTGCCCAAGAAGCAGAACAATCCGCTAATCTGGGTAATGCAATTGATATAAAATTAATGATGAAGAATTATGCTCAATTGATTATCCAAGAATGTGTTGGTATTTGTGATAATGTTGAGGATGAATATCTTGCAAAAAGAAGTAGTGTGAATAGTGATATTGCTCATGGTGCTTATCTTTGTTCTTATAAGATTCATAAACATTTTGGAGATGAAGATGTCTAAAACATATACAGCATGGGTAGACACTGACATTGATGGTAGTCTATACATCATTATCCCCGAGGAACTGATTGGAGAACTCGGATGGAGAGTTGGTGAAAATATAACTTGGATAGATAATAAAGATGGCACATTTACAGTGAGGAAAGAAGATGTTATATCAGGATTATAAATGGGATATATCTAAGTTTGGTGTTATACTTGATGAAGAATTTGATACCGATGAATTAGAATGGAATGATGGAGACCTTTTTCGGTTAAAAAAAGTTGATGGTGTGACATATCTAGTTAAATTATTTGATAATAACCTAATGAGGCAATATAATGAATGAAGAAACAGAATTAGTATTAGTTGAATGTATACAACAGTATCGTATGAGATATGTGGTAGAAGTTCCTGTGGGTAAATCAGATTGGGCACTTGATACAGTTACAATGGAAGAAGCAGTGGAATTTTCTCAATTATCCCTTGGCGAAACCATTGTATCACATAGAGTAGTATCAAAGGATGAAGTTCTGAAATTATGTGATGAAGATAATGATTATTGCAGTTCTTGGGATACTGAAAAGAAATTTGAAGTATTCGTCACCCCATTGGAGAAATAATGACATTTAATTTTGATTTAGAACGTATGAAAGAAGCAATTGAATCCCCAATATCAGATATTACCTTAGAAGATTTAAATCGTATGATAGATGATGGAAAAACTTGGAAGGTAACTAATGGGTCTTGGATAGATGAGGTAGAAGATAATGATTAATAAATTAAGCAGAAGTAAACAACTGGCAACAGATACCTTAAATGTTCAATTTGGGTTAAAGAGGGCTGTTGATGATGGAATGTTTATTGATGCAAGAGTTACCAGCTCAACATTAAGAAACGATAGTTCTTATGTAGGAGTTGAAGTGTTATTGAGAGAAAATGGCGAAATATTAACAAAACAGATTGCTTTCTCGGTGGTCAATGATGTAATCTATTCTGCAATACCTTTAACAGCATTATGTGATTTATAAAATAAAACTTTACTTTTTAAATTAGATGTTTTATAATAAGTCTTAATTAATTGATTGAGAAACTATATTATGAAAACTTTTACTCCTGCTGAAACATCTTTGATGAACAAACTTGATATCAACACTAAACAAGAAATGGAAACCTTCTACAAAGGTTGGCAAGAAAGTAGTTTCGAATGTCGTGCTAATGGTATTCGTACTATGTCGTTTGACAAATACCTAGAAATTAGGTTGATTTGGAGAAAAGCTACTTGGAGTAAATTATGAGTAATGTTGAATGGTTTTATACGATTATGTCAATGGGGTTTGGGTGGGCTGTTTTAAGTTTCCCATATCTAGTTGAAAAGGCTGTTAAATTTTTTAAATAAGTGTTTACTTTTTAGAAACGAGAGATTATATTATGACTGATGTTAGAACTGGAAATTTCAAGACGATGGGTGATAAGATGAATACTTATGAAATGGAACAAACATATCACGAAATAGAATTGATAAAGAAAAAGATAGCAAGTTTGCCTCCAACTAAAGAAAAACAGATCCGTGATTTACACAGACAAATTCTCGAAAGGGAATTTGCAATAGTGTATCAGAATAAAAGCTAAAATAAGTGTTTACTTTCTCCACTACTGTAGTATAATAACTTATACTTTTTAGAAACGAGAGATTATATTATGAATGAAAGAATGAAAGACTTAATTGAACAAGAAATGACCAAATATTATGAAGGAGAATATGCCGATTCCAAGACTGCTGAATGGAGTCTTGAAGAGTTTGCTGAATCAGTTGTTAAATTATGTGCTTCTCATATCTTAACCAGTTCTGATAGACATAGTAGAGAATACTTTGCTGAATCATTATTGGAACACTTTGGTGTAGATCAATGAACAAGAAAATTAAAGAAATTGCTAACCTTGTTAAGCTACAACCGTACTATGACGCACAAGAAGGGCAGATAGAACAATTTGCCAAATTGATTATACAGGAATGCCATAGAGCAGCGGAAAGATACATCATTGATTGTGGAGAGGTTAATGGTGTGCCTGAAAGTGTATTTAAAAGCCATTTTGGGATAGAAGAATGATTGAACCATTAGATTTTAGCAAATACGAAGTTCCAGAATTTCCACATTTTTTCACAGAAAATCAATTGGAAGCCATAGTGGAATGGCATCAGATCAATGATTCTGTTACTAAGGAATTCAGAGCAGACCTTGAAGATTACTTGATGAATTATTTAGCAATAGAGTTGGGTGAAGAGTCTATTCATCTCTCTAAGATTAGAAAATTGGTTGAGATAGCAATGGATTATGTGGAAGATTATGATGAGGTTGTAAACCTTGCTGTTAAGATGTTACCTTTATTACAGGCAGATAAATTATGTTAAAAATAGATACAATGTGTCAGTTACGGTTGGATATGGGATATGATATTGCCTTAAAGGTAGCATCAATGGAGACCATTCAATTATCGACAAAGATAAAGAAAAAGGATATGGTGGTAGGTGCCTTTGGAGCTAAACTGATTAGGAAATTTAATCGGGCATATTGGACTATGACACCCGAAGAATGCGAGGAAATA